TGAGCATTTCAAATAAAACGTTTTGATAAAAGTCCTTCAATGCGTTCCAATGATAATAGTTGGATTAGAAAAGTTTATTTAGGTTTTAAAGGATAAAAGTATGGCTATAGGCTCATCAATAAAAGGATTTGATAAGGTGTTAATTAACCTTAATAAAGAGATTAAAAACATTGAGGGACGAACTATGCAAGGACTAATCGGGGCAGCGGCTTATATTCGTGCTGATATGGATCATATCACTCCTACTATCCCTGTTGATACTGGAAATTTAAGGGCTTCATGGTTTGTAACACCGTATCAAACCCCACGTGTAAAAGGTGTTATAATTGGTTTTAGTGCTAATTATGCAGTATTTGTCCATGAAATGTTAGGAGCTGTAAATTGGAATAGAGAAGGTTCAGGTCCTAAATTTCTAGAGGCTGCAATTAAAAGAAATGCTGTTATTATTTTAGGAATTATACAAGCAACCGCAAAAATTAAATAGTATGAATGCTTCAAGTGTAGACGTAAAGGATATTTTAATTGCAGATTCAACGTTAGGTTTGGTATTTGCAACCAGTTTATTTGTTGGGAAAGAACCATCTAAACCAGATAATTGTGTAACTATATTTGATACACCTGGGTTTCCCCCGCTATTAGGTTTGGAAACTAACGGATATGAATATCCATCCGTACAAATACGGGTAAGAAATACAACATATCTGAATGGATGGAATTTAGTTGAAAAAATAAAGGCATCATTACACGGCCGGGCACAGCAATGGTGGAATGGTACTTTATATTCTGTTATCTATTGCGCTAGCGGACCTGCGTTCTTAGATTGGGACGATAATGGAAACGCTAGGTTTATTATTAATTTTAATTTACAAAGGAGGTAAAAGTATGTCACAGGCAATTAATGGCGTTGGTACTATATTTCAGAGATGGAATGGATCCGCTTGGGTTCATATTGCTGAAATTAAATCCATCGACGGTCCCAGCAAGACGAGGGACACAATTGAAACCACCAATCTTGATACAACAGGTGGTTATAAAACATTTATTGCAAGTTTCAGGGATGCGGGTACAGTACAGTTAAGCATGAATTTTACCCGTGCCACGTACGAATTAATGGATGATGATTTTGCAAGTGAAACACTGAAAAATTATGAAATCATACTTCCAGATTCCGAGGTAACTTCAATTGAGTTTGAAGGATTGGTCACTGAATTAGGTTTAAGTATCACTACAGGAGATGTAGTTTCTGCACCTGTTACAATTAAGGTCAGTGGGGCTCCTGTTATGAATAGTGGTTCAGGATCAAATTAATTTATTAAAAATTCTAATCAGGAATTTTATTTTTATTATTTACAATTAAAAAAATCTTAATCATGGGACTATTAAACAGAAAAAAATTATTAGAAAAACAAAAGTTAGATATTGTTAAAGTTGATCTTGGCACGGACGAAGGTGAAGAAATTTATGTTTATGTAAAGCAAATGACCGGCCGGGAACGGGATACATTTGAACGGACCCTCACTAAAGAAAAAAGAGACTCGAAAGGCAAAATAAAGGACTATGAACAGGCACTGGAGGATTTCAGGGCTAAATTAGCTGTTTCCACTGTTTGTGATGAAGAAGGAAACCTAATACTACGTCCACAGGATTACCCAGAATTAAGCCAAAATATGTCTGCCGCCCGTCTCGAAATAATTATAAATAAAGCTCAGGAATTAAATAAAATTTCAGAGGAGGATAAGGATGCACTCACAAAAAACTCCGAAGCAGACCTGGACGCCAATTCCAATTCAGGCTCTGCCGAGAAGTTGGAATAAGCCATCCTGATCATTTGCTGGATCAATTGACCTCGGCACAATTAAGTGAATGGGAGGCATACGATAGAATAGACCCCGTAGGCACATGGCGCGGGGATTTTCAAACGGCTCAAATTTTAACACTGCTTACAAACATGTATAACGCATTACATACGAAGGAAACTAAAAAGGTAGATGTAATGGAATTTATGCCAAATTGGACAGGAGAACGTGAGGAAGAAAAACAACAATCCCTTTCCGAGGCTATTATACAAGCATTTGGAGGTATTGCAAGAAGACAAAAGAAAACTAAAAACCAGTAACGATGAATATAGGAGATTTAACGGCTAGTTTGGGATGTGATGTAAGTGGACTTTCGGCGGCTACCTCAGCAATGAAAAACTTTGAACGATCTTCCCAACGTTCCATGCAAACGGTGCAGGAAAGTTTAAATAATGCCGGCACTAAAATGCAGTCATTCGGACAAAGTGCATCAATGTATCTAACCGCTCCTATTGTTCTGGCTGGTGCAGCCGTAATGGCAGCGGCAGGAAAATTTGAAATAGCCATGCAACATATTGTAGGTTTGGTGGGGGTTTCTCAGGCTCAGGTGAATAAATGGTCACAGGAAATTTTATCATTATCCGGAAAGATTGGGAGACCTCCAACTGAACTTGCCGAGGCTTTATATTTTGTAACATCATCAGGGATACAAGGTGCGGCGGCTTTAGATGTGGTCACACAATCGGCAAAAGGAGCCTCAGCGGGGTTAGGAGAAACTATGCAAATAGCGGATTTAGTTACTTCGGCTATGAATGCCTATAGAAATTCAGGATTAACGGCGGCAACGGCTTTAGATGTTCTCACGGCAGCAGTTAGAGAAGGTAAAGGTGAAGCTTCACAATATGCCTCACAGATGGGTGAAGTTATTCCAGTAGCTGCAAAAATGGGGGTAAGTTTCGATCAAGTAGCGGCGGCTATGTCCGCAATGACTTTAACGGGAACGAACGTTTCGGAATCGGCTACGTACATGCGGCAAATTTTAATGTCTCTATTGGATCCGACAAAACAATCCGCGGAGGCTTTAGTGTATATGGGCACTTCGGCTGGTGAATTACGTAAGATGATAAGAGAACAAGGTCTATTGGCAGCACTCACAAAATTAAATGATTTAACTAACAGATATGGTGAGGATGCAATGGCTAAAGTATTTCCAAATGTCCGTGCATTAACAGGCGTTTTATCATTGATGGGGGACAGACTGGAAGAAAATCGAGGAATATTTGACCGTGTAAATAAATCATCAGGTGATATGAATAAGGCTTTTCAAAGTGTGACGGAAACAATAGATTTTAAATATAATCAAGCCACCGCGAAAATGAAAGCTTCGTTTATTCAAATTGGAATGTCTTTGAAAACTACCGTTATTCCATTGATAGAAGGCTTAGGGGATGCCATACAGAGCCTTGCATTATGGTATACTAACTTATCTGCTTCCACACGTCAAATAATAACATACACGGCAGGATTTCTAGCCGTTTTAGGACCCGTATCACTTGCAATAGGTGTAACAATGAAAATGATGAGTGGGTTGATCGGGGCAGCAAGCGGAGTTTTAACGATCTTCAAAGGACTTAGTGCAATCATCGCCGCTAACCCTTATCTTCTTATAGCGGCTGGTATTATAGCCGCTACCGTTGCCTTAGTAAACTACAATAGTAAATCGGATGAGTTTAAAAAAATACAAACGGAAGTTAATGCACAATTAGGTGATGAACTTTTTAAACTGAATGATGTTTTTGAACGTCTGAAACAAACAAACGTAGGTACTTCGGAACGTTCGGAATTAATAAAAATAATTAATACAAGATATGGAGAGTATTTAAGCAATTTACTCACTGAAAAATCTACATTGCTGGAAATAGAACAGGCACAAAGGCAGGCTACAAATGCCCTCGTAGCCAGTATTAGTCTGAAAACTTACAGAGCAAAACTGGAGCAGGAAATGACAAGTATTTCCAAATCCTTTGAAAGCACGTTCAAAGATTTTACACAAGGATTTAGTACTACTTTCGGTGGTGATAGGATCGGGGAATTTATTACAGGCATTTTTCAAGGTGCAGATGAGGCAATAAAGAATGGAAATCCCCTGCAAGTATCACAGGAGTTATATGATAAATTTGTTGAAAAAATGTCCAAATCTACCGGGTATTTAAAATATTCGATCGAGGATTTTAGGGCAGCATTCACGGACTTTGTGAAAGTAAAAGGAGAAAAGAATGAGGTGGTAAGTCAAATTAATGCTATGATTAATGCATATGAAAAACTTACTTCAACGAAAAAACAAGAAGAAACAACAGGAGCAAAAGCAGGAGGAGGAAAGGATACTGTATTTGGTGAAAAAATAAAATATTCTAAATTAGTGCTGGAACAATACAAGGCACATTTGGATAAAATGAATGAAGACCTAAAACAGAATAGCCCTATTGAAACATTGCAGGCACAGGTAGACGGTTTGAATTATAAAAAACTTTTGATGTATTCCAGTGATGTAGGAACACCGCTTCAAAAATTGCAAACACAGTTGGCAGACGTAGCCTTAAAAAATGCTACGTTCGGGGATTCACTTGACCCATTAGGTATAAAAATGCAAACCTTCGGTGATCAAATCAGCTTTGTAAAAAGTCAAATGGAATTGCTTTGGTCTAGTGGATATCGTCCCGGAACCCCGCTAATGGATATGTACATTAAGAAATTAGGAGAACTTACGGAAGCACAAAGGAAAGCTAATCTGACGGCTAAAATAGGAGCGGAAGTGCAAAGTCTTTATGATGCATCGATAGATGGAAGTATTAAAACGGTTGGTGATTTTGCCAATGCATTACGTCACGCAATTATTAAAATTATTGCGATGTACGTGGCAGAGGCAATTGCGGTACAGGTTGCTAATGCAATGAAATCGGCTAAAAATCCATGGCTTGGTCTTATTCTTGGTGCGGCTGCAGGGGCAGCAACTTCGGCACTGTTTGAATCCATCATACCTAAGTTTGCAAATGGAGGGACTGTACCAAATGGGTATCCTAATGATTCCTACCCCGCTTTATTGTCATCTGGTGAAAAAGTTATACCGCCAAATAAACTTGGTGAATTAGATACAAATAAAAATGCAATGCAAGGTGAGGTTGTATTTAGAATATCAGGGAATGAATTAATTGGAGTATTAGAAAAACAAACAAGGAAAAATAAAGTAATGTAATTTTAATAATCTTGAAAAATTATGAGTTTTCCAACACATAGAGTTAAATATCGGGGATATGTAGGTAATACAACAATTGGTATGTGTACGGTTGACATACTTAAAAAAGATTATGTAGGCAGTATTAGTTCCTTAACTATTGCAGGAAGTGGGGTTGCTTTAATTGTTGATTCCTCAAAATATTTTGAGCCTATTAAAAGTACATCGGTAGATATAAATATCATCAATGATAAGGAGGATTTTTATGAATTTGATGATTTATTTTCCATAGGTGATCTTGAATTTATGGTTAGAATATATACGGAACATATTATATTATTTTCTGGTTATATTCCCTGCATAACGATTGAACAATCATGGTTGCAAAAAGGTATAATTAATCTTAGTGCTACCGTAAATTTAAATCGGCTGGATGAATACAAACCTTCTATTTTTGTAACAAAAGGAATGTATACATTGATGGAAATTATTCAGGATTGTTTGAGTTTTACCAGTCTTGACCTTCCTATTTATGTTAATTGCACACTGAGGGAGACCACAAAAACAGCAGGCACAAATACTTGTTTTGATCAAACGTGGGCGGATTGTGATTTGTTTTATAAAAATAATATTGAATTAGATGATTGTTTAACAATACTTAATAAAATACTTACAGCATTTACATGCATGATTTATTATTATAATGATGCATGGTATATTGAGAGGGGTAAAGATTTGGGAACGGATACAAAATATTATATTCGATATGAATCCTCTAGTTCCACAGCCTCTACCGTGTCGGATACAAACACACACATAGCAATGGGTTCAAGTTTTCTTCCAATTAAAATATCTCAAAGAATTGGGTACAATCCAGGGTTGAAACGTATTGAGGTTACATTAAATGAAAAGTCCTTATTTAATCTTACTAATTACTATTGGGAAGGGATTGAAACAGGCGAAAGCGTTAATTATATGGAGTATACTTCTCCTGATTTGAAGGCATGGGAAATTAATTCAGATTTAACATACACCATATTAAATAATTTTGCATGGAACAGAAAACAAAATAATTTAAATGTTATTAATAAGGCTATTTCAACAAGCAATCCTCTTTTGATTACAGGAGAGACCCCCGTAGGCGGTATTGAGGTAATTGATCCTAGTTTCCCAGGTCGCACACTTGCACAAAAATATCAGGCATTACGCAATTCTGCGGAAGGTGTGCAGACAAAAATAAAGGTAAGTTATAATAGTACCAATAAATGCAAACTGACAATATCCTTAAAATTTGTTTTACCTCAATCTCTTTTAGATTATGTTACGGATCCCACATTCTTTTTTAGTCCGCAATTTTATCCTCATCATAGATTTTTTGTACGTTTTTACTTATACTGGAAAGATCCAAATGATGTAGACCCAGATAATCGTTGGTGGATAAAATATAATTCCACAACTGATAAATACCAAATAGTAAACCGGGTAGATATGATTGCATCCGCATTGACTCCTTCAATTGTTATTGATCCAGTAATTATAAAAAGCCTAGGAATCTCAATGGCTCAATTCACAAATGAAAAAGCTTTTTATAATGAATTTTCGATGGATGTGGAATTAGATGACACCATTAAAGAAGTAACGGGAGATAATCCAGTATTTATTTTAGGTTTATGTCAATTAGGTTTCCATAGTTCTATTTGGACAGGCAGTGAAGATGAAACCAATTGCAATTTTTATATAAAAGATAATATTTATGGAGACTTTGCTGTTACCGTAGATAATGAATCTGACAATAATTTAATAACTGCGGAAATTAATAATAATTTTGTCAACATTGAACAGGACACATTGGACTTATATGACTCAATAAATTATAATATACTAAATGGTTTACTAATTGATGGTG